CTCTGGCAGTATACCAGGGTCCCGACTATGTTCGCTACGGTGAGCACCCCAACAGACACGTCCCCAACAACATCCTTGCGGTGTATGAGGGACCGTGCCTGCGGGAGCGCATCCACGACGTCTTTAATGAGCTGGGGTGGGAAAGGGCCCCAGCACCGACACCAGAACCTAACACTGACCCATCATACTTCACGATTCCTGTTCGTGAGGAGTCATGGTTCAGGAAGACCATTCGGGCTGCCAAGCGGATGGTCATGTCATGCTGCGGAGAGGGTGAAGCGGTTGCTGATTGGAGACGGGAAGATGCGTTTGGGCATGAAGTCGCCAAGGAGATGCTCACCCCGATCGTCGTTGCGGAGAACGAGACGATACCCGAGCGCGTTGTGAAGGAGGTTACAGCTGTCAATGAGAAACAGGTCCACCACGTGCCACGCCTAGTGGTTGAGGTGACTGTAGCTCTACGCTGCAAGCTGGGTGCTGGTGCATTCCGCCGGGAGGGTCCGGGGAACGTTGCAGTCGTGCGTGCAGAGGCAGCGAAGCTTCTCAGAGAGTGGAACGTCAGACACAAGGACGCTGCAGCTCATCTCGTCGAGATAGAGAAGTGCTTCTTTGAAGACGACACACATTACCGGGTGACCACGTGGAGGGCTAGACTTGCCGCACGTAGTAGATTCATGCGCTGGTTTGTTGGTAACAACGATCCAGTCGGATTCGACTACTGAGGACGTCCAGTTCGGCACTTGGGTTTGGACACCAGGCACAATGTTCCCACAGTAGCGAGGTACTGGAGGGAGGAGCGTGTGCCTGAACGTCTGAATGGGTACCCACAACCATTTATAAAGGTTGTGCGGGACGGACAACCGGTTAAGCAACGTACGTACCATGTTGTGTCGCGCATGGGAGACAACCACCAGTTGGGGGTCTTTAACAACTCTGTGTCTGCGGTGGAGCGGGCCTTAGTTGAGCGGTACTTTTTGTGTGAAGTCGAGACAGGAGTCTATCTACCACCATTGTCGAGCACCCGCGCTTCGTGGAACACCACAGAGCTGCAGGCATTTCGCAATCGGGTTGTGGGAATAGTGAAACCGGACGCCACCGTGTTAACGCTACGTCAAGTAGTATCATGTTACCGTGGTGCCAAAAGGAGGATCTACGAGAACGCCCTGCGGAGCTTGATGAGGACTCCCTTGTCGAAACGGGATGCCAGTTTACGCCCGTTTACTAAATTTGAAAAACAGAACTTGTCGAAGGCGCCGCGTATTATTAATCCGCGGAGCCCTAGATACAACCTTGTCCTGGGGAAGTATCTGAAAAAACTGGAGAAGCCGATCTACGCCGCTATCAACAAGGTGTGGGGAGGCAGGACGGC